AGCCATTGCTGCAGAAAACGGCGGCAGGGTGATTCCATTGCCCGTGCCCGGTTTGCCTAGCTAAGTAGGCACAAAAAAACGGCTCCCCGCAGGAAGTCGTCTCACCAAGAATATTTTACCGCGGGGGTCCGAGAATGAGAAGAGCAACACGATTTTACAGCCGAGTTGACCGGGACAGGACGGCCGACCGCGCGCACCAAGAACTTTGCCTGTACGACCAAAACTACGCGCTGTCGTGTCGAGGGGCGGGGACATTGCAGTCTCCGCAGTCGGACGGTATGCCAAAATCACCTAACCACGAGAACCACGTCGAAGAAGGCATCATAGATCACGTTTACGCAAAGGCCTGGGTTGGGCAGGTTCACAACGTGTTAAACGCCATGACGAACGATGATTACAGCACGATTATTCGCCTTTACTACATCAAGCATGTACAGGACATCGACATCATGGACCGCATTAATCGGCGCCGGTCACAATACTACGAGATGAAGAAAGACGCGCTCGTTACGTTTGCCGAAATGTGGCGGCCATTTCCGTCAGAACTTGTTGTTAAAAAGTGAAATTAAAAAGCGGACTAATTCCGGTATTATTGGGGTTTAAGTCAAGAAACATAGAGAACCCATACGGTGATATTGTTATATCGTGCTCGTTTGGCATAGGCGAGCGCCCTCCATGGGTAGCCGTTCAGGTGCTGCATAAGTCCTGGACGGTATAGGCTGGAAATCTATCCACCCAGCCGATTTTGGAAGCTTACGCGCCTCACGTGTGGACCGAATAATTTCAATAGGATGGCGGGGAATGACGAGCCTCGTGAAAGTGCTCCTTTCAGGCATAATACTGCCGCACGGCGGCTGAACAAGTGCCGTGCGGCATTGGCCGGAGTGATGAACCGGCCGCTAGGTTTTCTCCTTATTCCACTCACAGGTGGCTGAACAAGTGCCTGCGAGTATAGGCGGAGCCCACCGCCGAACCTCATTTAGTATTCTTCCTCAATAAGTGGCTGCCAGGTGCTGAATAAGTTCTGACAGTCTTTGCAGCTGAGAATGGATCGTGCTGCATCACGTGCTATGACACTAGCACGCGCCACCCGTCCGGCCACACCGGTTTAGACCGTTGCGTGGGTTCGACTCCCACGGGGTGCATTACCGGAACCTTCTCACCGGTAAGCCTCAACTTAGAGGGGGAAATTTTTAGCATGACTGTTAAGATTTGATGCGCAGCGATGCGCATTATACGTTGGTCGCCAATGGCAGGCATCCGGTCTCCAAAACCGGTGATACAGGTTCGAGCCCTGTCCAGCGTGTTGTGGCTATTGCACATCGACCATGTAAGACCGACGCAAGGCATTGGTGCTGGTGTTTATGGCTGCTATATGGCGGTTACCAAAGTGGTAATATCTCTACGGGGATTGCCGCGCCGCCTATACATACCAATACGGCGGCTAGCCAAACCGCATTGGTTAGACTGATAGGGATGATGCGCAGCCTCCAAGCGTGTGAGGTGCATCCCATCGTCATACATACCCCGAGTAATCGGGGAGGTTGCTGGGTACACCACAAATAAAAGGAGTTGACACGCTCCTCTTTATCAATTTTCAAATCAATAAAAAGTACATTGGCCCAGCATACATAGGTGGCGGAAAACGCCTGTGCCAAGAATGAGAGTCGTCCGACGAGGGCGACTATTTTTGTGGACTGATACATAGATAAGGCATCGGGAGGTGTGGTGGTATGTGATGAAACTAAGCAAGCGACAGAAAGCATTCGCTGATGCCTATCTTACCAACGGAGGCAACGCTACGGAGGCTGCGAGAGCCGCTGGATATTCGCCGCACAACATTGGTGCTAACGCAGCGAAAACCCTAAAAAACCCTAAAATTCAAGCCTACATGAAACAGCGACTGCAACCGATTGAACGCAAGGCTGATCTCGATGTTGATAAGGCAATTATCCACTTGCTTGATATTGGCATGGGCCGTGAGATCACTTCCAGAAGCTCGACATATGACAACATTAACAAGATGATGCTAGAAGACACGACAATGAAATATTCGGCAGGGCCTAAACAGCAGATCGAAGCTCTTGAACTGTACTTGAAATATAAGGGTATGCTCAGGAACTCAAGCAAGGAGCTCGAAGACCAGCAAGCTGCCAAAACTAAGGCTGATGTTCGCAAGTCTAAAGCTGAGGCTGACATCATGGAAGCTAAGGCCAAACGCGAAACCAACGAAGACACAAGCAACATCACAATCAACATCAAGCCAATTCAGCAAAACGGAGGTGACGACAGTGCAGATTGACATTGATCTGAATTCAATCGTCCCCAAAGCCTATGCACCCTTATACAATGACAGAACACGTTACTTGACATACAAAGGCAGTCGTGGATCGCGCAAGTCGTTCTCTGTCGCTGAAGATGTGATTATGCAGATAATCTTGCACCCATACGTCAATTGGATTGTGCTTCGCCAATACGCATATACGAACAAAGATTCGACGTATTCAACTATCCAGCAAGCAGCGTTCAGGCTTGGCGTTTACGACCTTTTCAAGTTTACACTGTCACCACTAGAAATCACCTTTAAGCCAACGGGCCAGAAGGTGTTTTTTCGTGGCATGGATAAGCCCTTAGCGGTTACTTCGTTGCAGCCAACAACTGGCGTACTTGCTCGTGCATGGTGGGAAGAAGCCTATGAGCTGAAATCACTGGACGCATTCAAGACCGTTGAAGAAACCATGCGTGGCGAGATTAACGATCCGGATGGCTATTATCAGTCGATTATCACATTCAACCCATGGAGCGATCAACATTGGCTGAAGCGTGAGTTCTTCGATGCAGACACAAAGAACCCACGATCTAAGTCGTTCACTACCACATACAAGGACAACCCGTATCTGGACGATGATTACATCGAAAGCCTACAAGATATGGTTAAGCGCAATCCTAATCGTGCCCGTGTCGCCGTATATGGTGACTGGGGTATTGCTGAAGGACTTGTGTTTGATGGGCTGTTCGAGCAGCGCGACTTCAACGCGGATGACATTGCAGCGTTGCCCAAAGCAGTTGGCCTTGACTTCGGGTTCAAACATGACCCGACAGCAGGTGAGTTCATCGCTGTTGACCAGCAGAACCGTGTCGTGTACATCTACGATGAGTTCTATCAGCAAGGAATGCTTACACAGCAGATTGCTGAGGCAATCGGGCAACATAAAGGCTACGGCTTGCAGATAACGGCTGATAGCGCCGAGCAGAGACTCATATCCGAGCTGTCAGGTGTATATGGTGTGCCGAACATCATTGGCGCTGGCAAAGGCAAAGACAGCGTCTCGCAGGGTATTCAGTATATGCAGTCTTACCATTTTGTTGTTCACCCGCGTGTTAAAGGCCTGCTAGAAGAATTCAATACCTACGTTTATTCAAAAGACAAGTTTGACAACTGGACGAACACACCAGTCGATGCAAATAACCACGCGATTGACGGATTACGCTATGCCTTGGAACCGTTCATGTTCAGAACTGCCGGCCACTACATGAGCAATCAGGAACGTATTCAAACAATCAAAAATCTAGGATTGAGGTGACATGATGGAACCATTTGAAGAATCAAATTTACTATACCAAGAAGACATTGCGAACCTCACTCCGGATCGGATCATGAAGTTCATTTTCCACCACCACGAATATCAGCTTCCGCGGCTGAAAAAGCTTGACCGATATTACAAAGGACAGAATGAGGGCATTCTACATCCGCAGTCACGGCGCATTGAAACTGGCAAGTCAGACCATCGAGCCGTTCATTCGTTCGGCAAGTACATTGCTGATTTCCAAACAGCCTATTCTGTTGGTAATCCGGTGAATGTGAAGCTTGACGAAGATGACAAGCGGCTTGATCAGATTACACGAGTGAACGACTTGGACGCGCTAAACTATGATCTGTTCCTAGACATGACGCGCTACGGACGTGCATACGAGTATGTTTACTACGGAAGTGACTCAATCGAGCATTGCGTACGTTTAGATCCGCTTGACACGTTTGTCATCTACTCACTGGATGTTGATCCACAACCAATCATGGCTGTTCGCTATCATTCGGTAGAGTTGGTTGACGATAACAACAAGACAATCATCGACATCATCCCCGAAACGTGGACAGCAACAGAGCATGACGTTTACAAGCCGACCACAGTTGGTGGCGCAATGTATCTAGACCACAGCGACATTATCCGCGTGTTTCCTGTTGTTGAGTATGATAACAACCGTTTCCGCACCGGTGACTTTGAACATGTAATTTCGCTGATTGACCTGTACGATTCAGCACAGTCAGACACGGCTAACTACATGACCGACTTGAATGACGCGCTGCTGGTTATCAGCGGTGATATTGACGCGCTATTCAACGGCAGTACGCTTATGAGTGGTGTCGACCCCAATGACCCTGAGGCAATGAAAAAGCTCGCACAAGACAAGCTAGAGCTTATCAAGGAACAAAAAGACGCCAATATGTTGCTGCTCAAGTCGCGAATGACAGCAACCGGCCAACAGACTAGCGTTGATGCGAAGTATATTAACAAGGAATATGACGTCAGCGGGACAGAGGCATACAAGAAGCGTGTTGCCGATGATATTCACAAATTCAGCCACACTCCAGACCTAACCGATAGTAACTTTGCGTCCAACGTTTCTGGTGTTGCGATGAAGTACAAGCTACTTGGCACAGTTGAGTTGGCAGCGATCAAACGCCGCATGTTTGAGAAGTCATTGTATCAACGCTATTCGATTATTGCAGCTCTTGATAGCAGCGTTGCTGGTGGCATGAAGACAGACCCTAACACGATTCAATTCACTTTCCGAGACAACTTGCCAACAGACGACATTACGCAGATTCAAGCGCTTGTTGCTGCTGGTGCGACATTGCCACAAGAATATCTGTACAGGTTTGCACCAGGCGTAACTGATCCACAAGAGATTACTGACATGATTGCAAAGCAACGAGCAGACAGTGATTACAGCGAGGATTTGACGAACAATGACGAAGACACCGAAGGAACGGATCAAGGCGTTCGCGGACAAGCAAGACAAACAACACCGCCAGATAGCAAGTGACGTTGCTAAATACACAGCGGCATTCATGGCGTTTTGGTACGCGTTCAATGAGAAACACGAAGACTATACGCACGCTGATGATTCACGTTACTACGATCCAGAATTGAAAGAACAGCTTGATCGAGATGCACAAGAATCAGGTGTTAAGCAGAAATCCGTTGCCAATAACGATGAGCTACTGTCATATGCGGCCTACGTTTATGCAACGGCCGTGGCGATTAAAGTCGCTGATTATATCGGCACAACATTAGGAGATTTAGTCAAACAGACTGCCAAGCTAGGATCGTCAATTTACGGCAAGACAATCACGCCTGACCTGTCAATCGTTGATAAGATGTTCGACGGTACTACATGGAGCGACCGTATCTGGTCTAATCAAGACGCCTTACGCAATGACCTGGTAAAGATGATGAAGAATGCGCTGTTGACGCACAGCAATCCGATTACGCAAAGCCCATCTCTTCGCGATAAGTTCGGTGTCATGAAGTATCAATCAGACCGCATCATCAGAACCGAGAGCGACCGTGTCATGGCACGCCAAAGCATCATGAATGCCCGTGAGGCTGGATATAAGAAAGTTGTGTGGGTTATCAACTCCAGCGCGTGCGACATCTGCTTACAGCACAGCGATGAAGTTTACACACTAAAACAAGCTGAGGGTATGATACCGGCACACCCCAACTGCCTTTGCTCATGGGCAGCTTATGATTCCGGCGATGAAGTTGACGATGATTAGGAGGAAATATCATGAAATATCAAAAGAAACCTGTAGTTATCGAAGCTGTTCAATATGACGGCAATCTTTCATCAGTAAAGGATTTCATCGATCATAAAGTTGATTATTCATTCTCAAAAGACAACTTTAATATTTTGACTCTTGAAGGCCCTCTTCACGTTTCTGATGGCGATTACGTCATTAAAGGCGTTCACGGAGAATTCTACCCGTGCAAGCCTGACATTTTTGAAGAAACATACGAACCAGTAGACAAATAAGGAGAGAAAATCATGAAACAATTAATCGTTTTTACAAATAATGGACAGACATACATGTTCGATAACGTCTCTAATTTCAAGCCAACCACTAAGGGATTCAGCTTTGAATATACCGGCAATGCAACAGGCGTTACACGGACAGCAGTATTCAATAGCACAAGTGCTTGTGGGTATGCATTAGCAGACGTAGAAAAGTAATCTCGTGACCTGAGCAAGTCCCTAAACTGCTCAAAAATAATAGCGTGAAGTGAAAGACGTGTGATCGTGGCTGGGCCTTGTGGTGTGGCTGGGGTCGTTAAGCACGTCTATTCGTTTTGGGCTAAACAGGAGGAACCATCATGGCAGAAGAAACACAAACTCAGGAAGAAACTGAAGTAACTCAGACAACTGAAACGACCACTCAGGCACCGACCATGTACACGCAGGCCCAGCTGGATAGTGAGGCCGATAAGCGCGCAGCTAAGGCGCTTGAAACGGCCAAGGCTAAATGGCAAGAAGAACAGGCTAAGGCACTTGAGGCCGCAAAGAGCGAAGGCGCTCGGCTTGCTAAGATGACCGAAGATGAAAAGGCCAAGGAACTTGAGAAGCAGCGACAGGCAGAACTGGATAAGCGTGAAGCTGAACTCAATCAGCGCGAATTGTCGACAAGCACGAAGTCATTGCTCGTTGACAAAGGACTGCCGACTGACTTTGCTAGTTCTCTGGTTGCGTTGGGTGATGCCGACAAAATCAAGATGGCTGTTGAGAATATTCAGAAGACAATTCAGGAAACGGTCAACAAGCAGGTTGAAGCCAAGTTGCAAACTGATCCGCCTAAGAATGGTGCTTCTGCCATTGATGGCGCTGATGATCCATTCAAGAAAATCATGGCACAATACACAAAGAAATAGGAGGTAGCTAATTATGGCTACAGAAAACAACGATTTACCAGTACGTATTTATCAGAAACAGTTTATTGGTTTGATTCAAACCGTATTCGGCGTGCAAAGCACATTCACCCCAACGTTCGGTGCGTTGCAAGCACTCGATGGCATTCAAAACAACGCAATTGCGTTCAGTGTTAAGGCGAATGACGTTCCGGTTGCTGTTGGTACTTACAACACTGACCCTAACGTGGCATTCGGCACTGGCACCAGCAACTCTAACCGCTTCGGGCCAATGAAGGAAATTGTCTATGGTGACATTGATGTACCATATGACTTTGGCTGGAGTTTCAACGAAGGTATTGACCAGTTAACTGTCAACAACGATTTGAACGCTGCTGTTGCTGACCGTCTAAACTTGCAGGCGCAGGCTAAGACCCGGCTGTTCAACAGTAAGCTCGGCGCATATCTTGTCGCAAGTGCTGCTGCTGACCTTGGTGCGGTTGATGACGTTAACAAGGTGTTCGAGGAAGCATCCGAACGCTACACGGATCTCGAAGTTGTTGTTCCGGTACGTGCATACGTGACTGCCGAAGTGTACAACGCAATCATTGATCACCAGCTGGTAACCAGCTACAAGGGTTCTGCTGTAAACATCGACGAAAACGGCATCGTTCGCTTCCGCGACATCGTTGTTACCAAGACGCCTACGCGTTACATGGCTGGCAAGTCTATCATCTTCGCACCTGATAACATTGGCCGTGCGTTCACGGGCATCAACGTTGTCCGGACGATTCAATCCGAGAACTTTGCCGGTGTTGCCCTTCAGGGTGCCGGCAAGGCTGGCCAGTGGATCAGCGATGACAACCGTCAGGCAATCTTTACCGCTGGGACGTCAGCAACTACCACAACTTCAACCGTGGCACCAACCACCACGACTACCACCTCGCACGCTTAATTAATTGATGCAAGTCGCCTATCGAAATAGGACAGTACGGGAGACCGGGCGGCTGATTGGAGGACAGAATGAAGCTTATTTTGTGTCAACCTGCCATTAAGCGTTTTGAGTGGGAGTTGGAAGTCTGCCTAACCAATCTGCAAAGTGTCGGGTTTGACATGAAAGATGTCGTTTTGCTCTTCACTGTGCATGATTCTAAGGCGCCAGAAACGCTTGCAAGCAAATATGGAGTAGAAGTACACACGTATACCGACAAGCGCTCAGACAAGCAATATATCCCGTCTGTGAAGCCTTGGCTGTGGTGGCAATATCTAGCGGAGAATCCAGAACGCGAGAACGAGGACTATTTCTACTTCGACAGCGATGTGATTTTCCGAAAACGTCCAGACTTTCGCAAGCTAAAAGCAAAGCATGATCGTTGGCTGTGCAGTAACACGTTGAGCTACATCAGTGTTGACTATATTAAGCAGTGCGAACATGGTGAAGAGATTCTGAAACACATGGCTGATATTGTCGGCGTTACGTTGGCTTCGCTTGAAACGATTAACCACAACTCAGGCGGTGCTCAATGGATCATCAGTCACCCAACCGCAGAATACTGGCGAAAGGTGTATGTGGACAGCAACCGACTGTGGCAATACTTGCAGACAGTTGACAGTAACATTCAAAAGTGGACCGCTGAAATGTGGTCGCAGTTGTGGAACATGATGTATTTCAACATTGGGCCCGTCATCAGCGATGAGCTCGATTTTTGTTGGGCTACTGATCCAGTCAAACGATGGAATGAAACTAAAATCATGCACAATGCTGGCGTTACCGTGAATGACAAACGCTTATTCTTCAAAGGGCAGTATGTCAATCGAATGCCGTTTGATGATGATCTTAGTTTCGTTGACAAGTCGAAGTGCTCATACAAGTATATGCAAGCAGTAAAGGCGGTGAAATGATGGCAATTTTAGACAGCGTGAAACTACGCATTGGTTTGACTGACACTATGCAAGACGACTTGCTGAATGAGCTAGTTGAGGACGCTACGGCGCGCGTGTTGGCTTATATAAATCAAGATGGTGTGGTTAACCAGACTGTTCCGGATGCGGTCACGTGGGTAATTAAGGACGTTGTGGTGAAGATGTACAACCGCATTGGCGACGAAGGGAAAACAGCCAGCGGTGAGGGCAATGTATCGAGCACGTGGGAAACCATTGATTTGTCTAAGTATGCTGACGCCCTCGATGTATACCGTGAGTCATCGCAAAGCCGCCGTCCTGGGATGAGGTTTGTGTAATGAGATATAACAATCGAATCACCCTAATCCGGAAGTCACCGCCTGCTGATCCATTGCATGACAGGCCGACAGAAACGCGTGAGACGGTCACTTGCCTGACAATTCCAATCACCAGTGCACAAGAGCTGTCTGTGTACGGCCTAGTTAACACTATGGCCTATGAAATTCATGTAAAGAATCCAGTAAAGCCTGTTAATGAGATCGAGCTTGATGGCGTCAAATGGACAATCAACAAGACGTTCGTAAATCGCAAGTCAACCGTGTTCATCGTGTCCGGAGGTGGTAGTTAATGGCTAATACTAACGTCACATGGTCAGGACTAGACAAACTGATGGAAGAACTCGGCGCGACTGCTGGAGCAACAATTGAAGCCGCGGCTTCAGCGATGAAGACAACCACCAACAAGGTGCAAGCACAAGCAAAACAAATCGCTCCGAAACGAACGGGGTTCATGGCAAACAACATTCTAGTTGAACCGGTCAAGAAGACAGCTACATCTGTCACTGGAACTGTCAATGCCAAAGCTGACTATTCATCGTTTGTTGAGTTTGGGACTTACAAAATGTCGGCAGAACCATTCATTCGTCCGGCCGTTTCAGCAGCACAATCGTTGTTCATTAAAACAACAACGGACAAGTTGAAGGAGGCAGCCACGTTCAAATGACACTTTCTCAATGGTACGAAAATGTGCAAACTCAGTTGACCGCTGATGGCCTCAATCCCGTATTCATTCAGCCGGACGCTAATAGCACATTACCGCTAGTTTTTGTGAACGTTCACGTTGATGCTGACATGTCATCTAAGACAGGAACACTTTCGAGTGTCGGCCAACAGATTGACATTTACGACAGCATCGACACACCACCGGCTGAATGGGAAGACTTCGTTCGCAAGGTTAAATGGTCACTAAGCAAGGTGACACGGTGGCAGTCATTAACGGCAACTAATTCAATCGACACAAGCATGGGCGGGAGTACACCATTACGTCGTTGCATGCTACTCATTACTCTAGAAGGAGATTATTAAAATGACAGATCCAATTAATAACGGTATCGAATATGTAAAAGATACTCCCGTTCGTGGTAAGGACGTCTGGTACTTTATCCAGTCAACCAACCCAGCGGTAGCACCAGTCGGAAGCAAAGCGGTTCTACCGGCGCATCAGGAGTCAGGAGACACTAGCATCGAAGGCGATTCTCTGGACGAACAGACCAAGATGGGCCGGGTTGTTGCTGCTTCGACCAACGAAGATAGCGTCGAGCTGACTAGCTACATGGTGCCAGGTGATAAAGCCAATGACATCATTATCGACGCTAAGCACAATGGCCGTCAGGTTAAAGTGTGGCGCGTTGTTGTTGATCCACGCGTTGCTGTTCCCGAAGGTGATCACAAGGTGTACCCCGCGATGTTTGGGTATGGGATTGTTGACAGTGCCGACATTTCTGATGAAGACAGCTTCTCCGAGATCGATTACACCATCAATATCATCGGCAAGCTGGTTGATGGCACGTTCCCGCTGACTGATGAACAAGTAGCAGCGCTCCAAGAGCTGTACGACTACGAACGTCCCGGCGAAAAGGAAGGCGAGTTCGCAGACGGCTCTGCAACATCAACCACCACTACCACAACCACGTCACACGCTTAATTAGCCGCACACAGAGACGAGTAGGCTACGGCCGATATGAGACGACAATCTAGGAGGATATTCATGTTAGAAATTACGGTAAAAGATCAACCAGTAGAAGCAAAGTTCAATTTCCGCGCGTTGTTCCGCGCGAACAAGCTGTACAGCTCTGCTGAGGGTGCCAACGATGGCGCAAGCTCAATCTGGCTGGCATTCGTGACTGATGATGACATGGCACTGTTTAAGGCTTTGCGTGTACTGTTGCCGAAGTCATACACAGATGATGACATCATGGACGTGCTCGACAAGGCCGAAGAAGATGGCAAGTCGCAGGAACTGTTCGAAGAAGTTGAGCAGGAGCTTCATGAATCCGGTTTTTTCAAGCACGCAGCACAACGTTGGCTGAACTTGACCGAAAAATACGGGAAAGCATTGACGGACAAGAAGAACAAAACAGCCGAAGAGAAGATTCAGGAAGCAGCGACCAAGGATACCCTGGACGCAATGAAGAAGAGTCTCTCTTAACAGATTTTTCCCGTCACGGAATCTATGATCCCAATATGCCATTCAATTTGTACATGTGGGAAGCCCGTTCAATGCTGGAAGGGTCATTTTTGCGTGATGTTGATATGCGCCGCGATCTGATGGAGCTTGCTGTCAACATTGCCAACATTCAGAACGCGAAGAACCCTAAACGGTCAGTCAAGGTTGGCTACAAAAACATTGATAAAGCTGAACAAAAGATACTCAAACGCAATGGCAATCGAGAAAGAAAGCCTGATTTCGAAATGATTAAGAAAATCAATGCCGCATTTGGAGGTGGTAGCTAATGGCAAACGTAGTAGCAACATTCACGGCAGACATCGCACCGTTCCAAGCGGCAATGGGGAAACTTCAAACAGCCGTTAAATCTGGTACTGACGCCGCTTCTAATACAGGTCAACGTGTCGGCAGTGCAATGACAAGTATTGGCAAGGCGTCCACTGTTGCTGGTTTAGCTGTTGGTGCTATGGCCGTTGGTGCTATCAAGAGTTACGGCACATTCCAGGAATCAATCAACAAGGCTGCTGTCATTGCCGGATCTAGCAATAAGTCACTGAAGGGTGACATGAAGGATCTCGAAACAGAAGCACTATCGTTGGGTAAAACTCTCCCAATCAGTGCCGAAGACGCCGGCAACGCCATGGTTGAGATGGCACGAAACGGCGCCTCAATTAAAGACTTGAAAGCAGAGTTTCCAGCTATTGCCAAGGCTTCCGCTGTCGCTGGGGCTGATTTAGCTGGCACTGCTACCACTGTTCAACAAGCCATGAACATCTGGGGCGGCGGTGCTAAAAATGCTGCGAAGGATTCAGCTATCTTGGCAAAAAATGCCAACATGTCCAATGCCGAAGTCGAAGACATGGGACAGGCATTTGCCAACGTCGGTTCAACAGCTGCGACGTTAGGCATTGGCATTAAAGACACCTCGACTGCCATTGGATTAATGAGCAATTCTGGATTAGGAGCTGCACAAGGTTCTCAAGACCTGGCTCATGCTTTAACACTAATGGCACGGCCAACTAAGGTAGCTGCCGGCGAAATGCAAGAATTGGGTATCAAATACACTGACGCCCAAGGAAAATTCAAACCATTCCCACAAATCCTTAAAGAGGTTGCAAAAGCAACTGATGGAATGAGCCAATCTCAAAAGGTTGCTGCTCTGACCAATCTGTATGGTGCGGCTGGTGCTAAGGCTATGTTGCCGCTTCTGATTCAAACCGAAAAGAAGACTAAGAGTGGCAAGTCCGGTTGGGATGCTTACTCTGATTCTTTAGGGAAAGTAAGCAGCTCGGCAAAGTCCGCAAACAAGTATCTGTCAGACAACGCTAATAATATGACTAAAAACGTTGGTCAGTCATTGGACCAGATGATGGACGCGTTCGATGCTGTGGTCAAAACGAGCATTGGTACAATTGCGCCACAAATTCAGTCAGTGGCTAATGCCTTGGGAGACTTTGCAACTTGGCTTAACAAATCAAAAAGCCCAATGGCTTCTTTTGTCAAAGGACTGATTGCTTGGTCACCAGTGATTGCGGGCGTGCTGATTGTGTTTGGGTTACTGTCGACCGGAATTGGAAAACTTATAACGGCAATTACAGCACCGACTAAAGCTATTAAAGCATTGACCGGTGCTTCATCTGGCATGTCAAAACCAATGAGCGCATCGGCTGGTCAGATCGCTGCAATGGGCGCAAAAGCCGCTGGTGCTGGTCTTGGTATTGGATTAGCAGCAGCCGGATTTGCCGCATTAGCGTTCGGTGTTGCCGCATTGGCCAAGACTGGTACTGCTGGTCTTGTGGCATTAGCAGCAATGACAGCTTCAATTGTTGTCATTCTGGGCGTTTTGAAGCTGGTAGCCCCTACACTAACTGCAAACGCAACTGGTCTTTTAGCCATGGGTGCAGCGGTTTTGATGGCATCAGCTGGTATTGCTCTATTGGTTACCGCATTAACTAACTTCCAGAAAGCAGGCGGAAATGCAACAACACTTGTGTTGGCAATTGGGGTCGCTATTGGCGGCCTTGCATTGATCTTCGCTGCCATTGGCCCCGCATTAACCGCGGGCGCTGTTGGTATGATGGCATTCGGCGCGGCTGTCTTGCTTGTTGGGGCAGGGATTGCATTAGCAACTGCTGGGCTTGCATTATTAGCTACTCAATTGCCGGTAATCGCAACCTATGGCACTTCTGCTGCTGTTGGTATTCTAGCATTAGGCGGAGCATTGATTGTGTTCGGTGCTGGCGCATTAGTTGCTGGTGCTGGGGCTATTGTTCTTGGCGCCGGGTTGGCCGTTGCCGCTGCTGCCATTGCGATTGCCGGAGTCGCGGTTGTTGTTCTGGCCGCGGGTGTGGCAGTATTAGCCGCTGGCATTGCTTTGGCCGGTGCGGCTAGTCTATTACTCGGTGCTGGACTGTCAACAGTGGCCGCTTCTGGAGCCGCTGCTGGTACCGCATTACTAGTTGCGGCTGCTGCTGGTGCCAAAAATGCTGTTGCTGACGCGGCCGGTGCGGCTGCGGCTTTGGCATACGGAGCTGGTTTGGTTGTTCTGGCCGCTGGTGGTACCTTGGCTGGTGCCGCTCTCGTTGTTCTAGGCGCTGGTGGTGTCGTTGGTGGTGCAGGACTTGTTGTTCTCGCTGCTGGCATTGCCCTTGTCGGAGGAGCAATCAAGATACTTGCTTCTGGTTTGCGCAGCCTAGGATCGGTTGTAAGCAGTATTTTCCATGGAATCGTGTCGACGATTTCCAGTTCGATGAACAGTGCAAAAGGCACTGTTAGTGGAGGCATTAGCGGAATCAAAGGGCTATTCAGCGGTGCTGGTGGTCTTCTAATTGGCGCCGGTAAAGCAATCATGGATGGGTTTTTGAATGGCTTGAAATCCGCATGGGGATCCGTATCTCACTTTGTTGGCGGGATTGCCTCTTGGATTAAAGCTCATAAAGGGCCTATTCAGTATGACGCTAAACTCCTGATTCCCGCTGGTAATGCAATCATGGGTGGTTTGAATCAAGGACTGCAAAAGTCATTCGGAACTGTTCAAAAGACGGTTTCCGGTATGGCAAGCGACATTTCTAACAACATGTCGGCTAATATCAACGGCTTGTCCATGGCTGGTGCACAGTTTAGCTCTAGAGACGTCACTCAGTCGATTGATGCCAGTGAACGAATCACGCCAAACATCTATATCCAAAATAACGTAGACAAGAACGGCATTAATAGCATGGTCAAGGAAGCGGACGCTAATGATGCAGCCGTTAGCAGCTACTTCCGACCGATTGGAGGGTAGTATATGGATTTATTAGTTGAAAAGCTAGATGGTAGCCGATACTACCTGAGCCAATACAAGGTGTTGATTACTGAATTCGAGGAATCGGCACCGTCAGTAACTCGAAACAACATGCAACTCGACCAGCGAAACGGCAATATTGATTTCGGCGGCTGGCACACAGACAAGACAATCAACATTACCGGTTACTACCGTTCTGACGATATGGACGAAGAAGAAATGCTTCGTGAGAAGCTATATGCGCTACTTTCTGACCCGGACGGGTATTACATCACCCAGCTTAAAACAACGCCTAGCGTTGCCATGGAAAGGCCGGGTGAGACGTCTGGTAGCTACTACGATAAGATTAACAACTATCCGTCACATAAGCGGTTCCTCGTATACACTGAGGCGCCTGAGATGGAGCTTGTTGGCAACGTCAATGGGACACTATTGTATAAGCTTACGGCTGAATTCAAGACGTTGAAGTTGCCATATGGGGAGACACCAGCTATTGATATTGACATTGACAACATGCCTTACAAGGACATGCAACTGAACCTGCTGACCGGTACTGATAATCATACTCTTACAGGTAAAGATACTAATGATTACCTTTCCAACGAAACTAATGATGATTTTCTAACTCTATTTAAAGGATTAGAAGGGCAAACTGTAACTTTGTCGGTTGACTATGAATACTCAGGATTCATTGCTGGAAGTGATAGAAACCGTCTAGGGTGGGAAATACAAATAGTGGCAGATACCATAACATATCTCAGCGTATGGTACTATCCTGATAATGATTCAGGTTCGGGAACAGCCTCTGCAACATTTGTAGTACCGAAAAACATAACTAGAATTGGATATGTTAGTGGATATATTCAATTTTCTGGTTCTGGAACTGGGACTTTAAGTCATCTCAAGCTGGAAAAAGGTAATGCAGCAACTAATTGGTCGCCTAACCCAGCTGACCCTGAATACCCTAGTTGGTATTACAAAAAGTACGGCACTATCTCAATTCCTTACTCGGGAACTGTTCCGTGCAATCAGCTTGAACAACAGTTTGCCATCGAACTAACAGCAAAGGGAGCGGCATCTTCGCTGTCTTTCAAAATTGATGATACTGAATTGACGTATAGCGGTGGCGTGTCATCGGGGGACGTGTTTCTGTTCACTGGATTTAGCTATACAAAAAATGGGCTGAGTATCGTCAGCAAGACGAACAAGGCTTATTTTATTTTACAACCAGATAAGCCAAATCGTATCACTTGTAATGTTCCTGGCACCATCAAGATCATCGGTTTACAAAATCTGTACGCATAGGGGGCGTGATTTTTGATTACATTCGCAGACGTTGAGAATAATGAATATCAAGCCCAGTGCGAGATTGAGAAAACCGATGCGGTGAATGGGGAAAAGTCACTATCTGGGACAATCTACTTTGGGCAAGATGTCAAAGACAATATCAGCAAAGGCTGGACACTGTCGTTCCTTGATGAAGAATACGTTGTTGTCACCTACACGAAGAATGATAAGGACAACACGGTGACATTTAACGCGGTTCAGGCGTTCTTCTACAAGCTGAGTAAGACTGCATTCTACGAAACATGGAACGGCTCACACACGCTTGCCAACTATCTTGATGCTCTTTTCACCGGTACTGGTTACACGTATGACAATACGGCATCGGTTGCAGCATTTGAAAAGCAGGATTGGGGCATGAGTGATCGTCTGTCACTGTTAAACGACATCATAGACCAAGCAAACGTTGAGTTCTATGTTGATGGCACAGTGGTTCATGTCGTGCCAGCTATGGGGTCTGATCTTTCTACCGTCGTTCGCAAAAAGTTCAACCTGGACACAGCAGAGATTCAGACCGACAACACAAGCTTTGCCACCTATGGCCGCGGTTTTGGTGCATACAGCAAACCAAACGACACCACAAGTAAGCGCCTGGCAGTCGAGTATAAGTCCCCGCTGTATGATTACTACTATCCCAAGTTTGGCGCCATTGAAGCTGTTCCTGTTGCTGATGAGCGGTACACAGTTGCTACCAACTTGTTGACTGCTGTGAAAGAAAAAGTAGACAAGAGTTGGGCAATCTCTCTCACTCTTAATCTTGTTGACTTGCAATCTGTCGGCTACAAATACGCGATGGCAAAACCCGGCGACTATATAACGGTGATTGATGAGAGCCTCAACTTCAGCGACAAGGTTCGAATCATCAAAGTAACCAGTGATTATGACATTCGCGGTACAAGAACCAAAACGGAAGTTGAATGCGGTAGTTTGTCTTTAGCCGAACAGCAGAAGACATCACAATCAACGCTATCAAATGTGGCGGCTGGAAAGATTCCGTTGCCGAATGAATGGCTAACATCAAAAGTGCAGTTAGCTACTAACAATTTATTGGCAGCACGTACCGAACTCAGTTTCACTGACCAAGGAATTATCGCTGTCGATAAGTCAGACGCTAACAAAGTAGTGATTCTTAACAGCGCAGGCGTTGGTGTTTCAACCGATGGAGGACAGACGTTTAAAAGCGCGATCACAGCTGATGGTGTTGTTGCCGATCGGCTGTACGGCAATCTTATTAAAGGGATTGCGTTCGAAACATCAAGCAGTAACGGCTTCACCATGAACATCCAAAATGGTAGCATTAACTTCTCTGATACTAACGGCACAGCATACGGCATTATGAAGTCAACCGCTGATGCCGGCACAGGAAAGCCCAACGGGGTAGCATTAATGAATGCGCCCGGTCAAATTTTGAGTCTTAACCAGGGTACTGATCATGGCACGAGCGTGCCTGTTTTTCAAATACCAGCTGAGTCAACGTCAAGTAATCCAGTATACAAACTATATGGCCATCTTAATAGCTACTTAAGATTCAACATGAGTAAAGGCGCCTGGGTAACGAATACTGGCAAAATCGAATTCTCAGCTGATGACGGCAGCAGTAATCAATTCGAAGTTAATCCAAGTGGTGCTGCTGTACTAGGAAATTTCACGGTTTACAATGGTACGAAAAACGCCGCACAAATTACGCGCGATGGCATTCGTGCTACGCCTGCATATGAAACTGCTGAAAACTATGTGGGCGACATTGGCGAAAACAAAACTGGAGATAATAAAACGGTGCGAGTGGACATTGATCCGCTCGTTTTTGATTTGATTAACACGGATAAACCTTATCAAGTGTTCTTGACAGCTTACAGTAATGCGAATTTCTGGGTTTCTGAACGTGGCAAGGACTACTTCATCGTTTCGTCAGATAGCCCCAATTCATCGTTTGGGTGGGAGCTTAAAGGAAAGCGGCGAGGGTATGAAAGCCAACGCTTGGTGGACACTGGTAAGACTTATGAAGATTTGAAAAAAATGGAGGGATTGATACCCAATGACAATCAGAACGTACAAAGTAACTCTTGATACAAAAAACTCTATTGCACCTGAACCTGTTTTCTTGCGGCAGGGTGATAAAACAGGTGCCGTAGTGATTGATGCTACATTGATGGATAACGGCTCGCCAGTATCGCTTAGCGGCCTTACACCAATGTTCAAAGCGAACACGGCTGACGGGCAAGCGGTAATCGCTGACAGCACCGGATTCACGGTGACTGATTCCGCCAATGGGAAGTTCACTTATCAAGTCCCCAATGCGCTTGCTGCTGTTCCTGGTAAAATCACAACGGCATATTTCAGTTTCTCTGATTCTTCCGGTTCGGAATCGACATTTGATGTTGCTTTTATAATCAAGAAAGCAGTAGACATCACACAGGCGCAAGCTGATGACTACATCACTATCATTGATGGGACGATTCAATCTTTACAGCAGAAAATCGATGCAATGGACACAGACATGCAGACCATCATTAACGCGTATAACTCAAACGCCTTTTACTCGCGCAATGACATTGATGCTAAGCCGTTCATGCAGTACAAGGACACCGCGGGTACACTAACCACGGCCGCCACTAACAATGGCACTACGGTACACCCACGTACTGAATGGCTGGGATTGACTGACATGCCCCGCAACACGGCTTATAACTACGGTCAAGGATTACGTCAGATCGCTCACCGCGGTAATAACGCTGAGTGGCCAGAAAACTCACTGCCAGCTTTTCGACACACTGGTCGCTTCTGGGGTATCGAAACTGACACATCTGTCACCAGTGACGGCACATGGGTAATCATGCACGACGATACTGTAGACCGCATGACAAACGGCACTGGAGCGATTAAGGATATGACGTATGCTCAAATAGCAGCTTTGCGCTTGGATTCAGGGACTAATGTGGCAGGCTGTCGTGCTGATGAGCTAGTTGTGCCACGTTTAACTGACTATTTGCGGGTATGCAAAGAAATTGGTAAAGTGCCAATTCTTGAGATTAAACCAACCACAACGTACACCGCCAATAATTACGATAATTTAGCATCAATTATTCGTAAACTTGGGTGGGAAAGTCAAATGTGGATTATTAGCTTTGGATTTACGAATTTGCAAGAAATGCGGAAACGAATTCCTAATCTACCCGTTCAGTGGCTGGTTAGCTCGTACAGTGATGCTGCTGTTGACCAAGTGGCTGCTCTTGGGGCCAATGTCGCAATCGACACAGGCACTATGCAAAATGTTACAGAAGCAAACGTAACTTACGCCCACAATAAGGGCGTTATGTTTAACGTCTGGACGGGTAAAGATAATACGAACGTGGAAAGCCTCGCAAACATCGGCGTTGACTTCCTCACCAAGAACGGTTTAAGTGGGGACAGAAAGTACAGCGTACTGACCCTCAAAAACGGTTGGGCTCATATGCACGCGGACAACCCATGGGTTGCCGAAACGTCCGTAGCACAGATTGGTAGTGGCTATGTACACCTGTCGCTTAATGTTAAGAATGGTACTACCACTAAAGGGGATGAGATAGCAAATCTTCCCGATTGGGCGACGCCATACAATACTATCTGGTCTCACTGCGTAATCCGAACGAGTAGTGGTGTGGTGTCAGGTACGCTTGACATTATAGGACGTAGCAATGAATCTAGGCCCCCTGCTGTAAAAGTAGGGATTGCTTGGGACCAAATGAACAGTAACAGTGGTTGGGCAGCTGCCGAAATCACCTACTATGTTGGTCAGTGACTATGTCGCCAGAAAGAACTAGCGGCTATTTTTGTGGAAGGAAGTGATGACAATGCTAAATAAAATCAGAGATCACCCGACACATACAGCACTCGCCATTGGCATGATTGCAATCGGCTTGTTTCTAATCATCAACGACCACTATTTCATCTGGCCACCGCACTATTCAGACTGGTTAAACGATGATATTGTGGGATTCTTGTTTGCAGTTGATGGGCTAGGCATTGAGGGATGGGTGCTATGGAAAGAACGGTCGGCAGTAATAAATCGTATGTTGCTTACGACTGCCAGCTTTTTAATGTCGTTCTTGACAATGCTTCAGTTACTGACAACAGTCGCAACCGGCATCTACACAAGTTGGATCAGCAATGCGATCATAACAGCCTTTGTGCTGATTCTGGCGCGAAGGAGTGACAGCCGTGACAGCAGCAACAACCAAAGCAATAATTGATTTTGCCCCATATATTGCCGGTATAGCATCTACGCTTATTGCTTATTTGACCTACCGCGAGGGTAAGCGGAAGAACGTGCATGATGAGCTTGAAGACATGAACGACAGATTGCGTGAAGAAAATGATCGTTTGAGACGTGATAATGAGCGTCTCAGAAAGGAAGATAACCATGAAGATTAACTGGAAAGTACGAGTATTGAGTGTCAAATTCTGGCTGGCCTTAGTGCCGGCTGTTTTATTGCTTGCACAAGCTGTTGCTGCGCCTTTTGGATACAAGTGGGACTTTGCCAACCTAGGTACGCAACTGACCGGCATTGTTAACGCGGCATTCGCTGTGCTGTCAATTCTTGGTGTGGTCACTGATCCCACGACGCCGGGTCTGAGCGATAACTCTAAGGAGGACAAGTAAATGGTCACGATTAACAAGTCACTTGCCATCAATGCGGGCACCGCTGCCACGGTCGGCAAGATCATCGTGCTGCACAGCACCGACGACATGGATGCCACGGCCGCAAACATGGCGACTTATGAGCACCGGGTGTGGCACTCCGCCCAGACCTTCGTACATTTCGGCGTTGACGATAAGGGGGCATACCAGGTCGGTACTCCGGGACATGTGGCGTGGGGTGCCGGTAACGTCAACCGGTACGCACCCGTGCAGCTTGAGCTGTGCGAGTTCAGTGACCGCACCCGTGCACTCAAGGCATACCGTAACTGGGTGGCCCTGGCCGCAGCTATGGCTAAGCAGTATGGTGTACCAAAGACGCTGGATGATGGCGACAGGACGGCGGGGTTCAAGTCGCATCTGTGGTGTAGCCAGAACTACGGCGGCTCCGACCATGGTGACCCATATTCTTACTTGACCAGCATCGGCATCTCTAAGGCACAGCTAGCCAAGGACTTGGGAGCGGCCACACCGGCAACCATAACGACTACCGGGACGGCAAGTAGTGGTAAGCTGACAGTTGATGGCTCACTGGGCCCAGCCACCATTCGTGCCTGGCAGCGTCACGAAGGTACGCCAGTCGATGGGGTGTTGTCCAGCCCTTCGCGATTGGTGAAAGCTGTGCAGCGCAAGCTAGGTACTAAAGTAGATGGCATCATCAGCAAGCCACATAGCTCGGTAGTGGCTGCCATGCAGCGTAAGCTGGGCACCACGGTGGATGGTAAGATTAGCAAGCCATATAGCTCGCTGGTGGCGGAAATTCAGCGGCGACTGAACACGGGGACGTTGCCGTTTTAAAATAGAAGACTTTGTTTCGATTTGGCTCACTCTTTCGGGGGTGGGCTATTTTTTGTGCGGTCCGTTGTGCATGATTAAATCAATATGTTGATTCGGATACATGAAGTAAGTATCCAAACCGTGATGACAAAATATAATGGCAATAAGCCTTTCGGATTACAGTGGCACTGATAAATATAAAGTGCACATGTAAAGGGGTCGAATTCGACCCCTTTATAATAGGATGAGAGTCGTTTGCCTGTGGATAAGTGCCATAATGCGGTACAAAGTCGGTACATTGACCTTTTATCGCTGTTATAAAGGCATTTCTGTTACACTTGGTACCCTGAGGCTTAAATTAATATCTGTACGAAAATAGCGTTAGCTCAACACTTCGCCATGTGGCAGTGATGAGCTAGCGCTATTTTTTATAGCTTTTTAGAGACTTAATGAGCCAAAAAGCGGTACAAAGTCGGTACATTTTTTTGCGGCACATTTAGTGGAGTGTTTTGCTGAATCCGTCATATACCGCTAGCGTAGACTGATCAGTAGGCCGGGTGTAATCGGCAGTCATCTGCATAGAGGAGTGGCCGAGCCAGTGCATGACATCAATGGCGGGTGTATTGCTGGCGATTGCTTGCGACGCGAAGAAATGCCGCAGTTTGTGTGGGGTAATGTTTACTCCGCATGCTTTGCTGACCTCACGCATGAGTTGATTCAGGCGCGTGGGGTACTGTGGGTTACCGGTGCTGGTCTGCCATATCCAGCAAGGTTGCTCACCTAGCTCTGGGTGCTCCGCACGTTTATTTTTGGCAGCAAGCACAGCAAAACGTACCTCATCCACCTGCTCGCCTTTGATGATGTTCCGGCGATGTGACGTCTGCGTTTTGAGTGGCTGCGCGGGTTCGTTGGCGGCAGTGGTCGCTAGTCGTGATTTTTCGATTGAAATTGTGGCGAGTGGGGTACCGTGCAAGTCCGTAGAAAATACGATGTTGTCCACGCTAAGCCCACAGGCTTCCCCGCGGCGCATACCAGTAGCCGCGATAATCGACACTATAGCAAAGTCATAGCGCGTCATCATCTTTTGAGCGGTCATCATCCACGTCTTAAAGTCCGACGGCTCTAGACGCTTGTCCTTGTCCTGCTTGCCGCGAAGCTTGATATTTGTGATGCGATTCTTGTCCAAAAAGTCATCACGCACGGCTGAATTAATCGTCATAGACAGGGTGATGAGCCATGATCGCAATGAGGCATTTGCGTATCCTGCTGCCGCACCGTCATCAAGCCACTGCTGCACGAGCGGACGGGTGATGTCGCCAATCTTGTACTTGCCGAAGCGGTCTTTGATGTGGTGCTCGTAGTTGCCGACCTGCGAAGCATAGGTGGACTCACGCCAGCGGTTGTTCTTTTCCACACGCCCCAGCAACAAGTTCCAATAGCGGTCGAGTGTAATTTTGCCGGAATTAATCTTGTCCATTTTATCCAGCGCCAGGTCAGCCTCAAATTGTTTGAGTTGGATTTCGGCCGAACGCCAATCTTTGAATCCAGACTTTGTGTACTCTTGCTTGCTGCCTAAACTATCTTTGTATCCGCGTCTGATGCCGTAACGTGTGCCCTTTGCGGTGGGGTAGCTGAATATGTTGGGATGCCGGGGCACAGCAGTCCATTTTCGCATGATGACATTTCCTCCTTTTTGTGAAGCGATAGGTGTAAAATACACAAACTGACGTTCGGAATCGGAGTGAAATAAAAGCCTCCGTACAGAGGCGCGATGTTACTATTTGTCCTGAACGTTCTTTCCCCAGTATGGAATATACTTGATAAATTTCCGGCCTGCGTTTGGGTCATATGCCTTGATTAGTTCGGCTTCCACCGCATTGTTAATTGCGCTTGATATCTGAGCACTCCAGTTTTTATCCAAGTTAAACCGTTTTCGGAGTGAGCTGTTATCAATTTGCTTGTTTTCTACATATTTTAAGCAAGCATGCCAATAGATACTCTGGTTCTTTTCTGTGACGGATAAGCTCTTAAATGGCTTCTTTTTTTCTAATTCAACCACGGTGTTGTCATCACCTTGAATCGATATTTCCATTGCAGGGAGATCATTAATTTCTAACTCATGCACAACTTTATCTATGCCGGTTCCACGAGATTCAACAATCTTTAACATACCCAGCACGTTTGCAAGCTCATCATTTCGCGATTTTGGCTTATAATCCAAAAATCTATCTGGCGCAATTAGCGGTGTTCCTGGGTTAGAAATTTCAATTCTTGAATCGTATATTTCAACAAAAGGCCTACTGCCTTGAATCGTAAAATCTTGATGAACGAGGGCATTTGCTACCAGTTCTCGAATTGCAAGCTTAGGGAAGATAGGGACATCTTTCCTTGTTCCCTTAGAATAATCCTCATTCTTAGGGATTAGCCCCATTATCACCTTGATGACATTGTTAAAGCTGACCGCGATACCAACATTACCCTCCCTGTCGAATTCAGCGTTGTCATAGTTGTGATCACCAGAGTATTTTGTGATTCTAACGGCTCGTTTAAGGAGATATGGGAAACGTTGAAGGTCCTTTGCAAGTGTATATGCTCCTAAATTCGTTATGTTAAAACTGCTGTTCGTTTTCGTGATAATTTTGCTCTGCAATAGCTGCTTAATGAGATCATCCTCGCTAACTATTTCCAATTGCTTCGCAAAAAAGTCGGTATCGAGTAAATTGCATACTTCTTCCCAAGACAAATCAGTATTGGCGAATTCAAGCTCAAATTTAGATGTTTCAAAGGAGAGCCACAATCTTCTTTCTTTTTCGGGGAATTCTGCCAGCGGTTTTTTTGACGTGCCGCTTCGAATGTATTCCTTACCTTTAAATTTGATTGGTCGAGTAACATTCCGAACGTCGATAGTTAGGCAAGTTACTTTCTTTTCTTCAATCGTCAACTCATCAAAAGTAAGAAACAATCTTGGGTCTACAAATGTTTCCAAAAAAGTTTGTAGTGGCATATGATTTGCATGATTTGTATTATCGGAATGGTAGTTAAATCTTGTGCCAACAATTTCCTTTGTGGTGTCTTTGACACCCCAAATTAGGTAAGCGAAGTAATTACTATTGAGTAACGCAGCGTTGCCTAATGCTGATATATATTCGCCGATGGCCTGTGCATCAGACAAATTCTCCTTATAATCAAGTATTTCAGATTCATCATGTGTATGTATGAAGTTTAATAGTTCTTTTTTCAGCATAACATTCTCCTTGTTATTTTTTATTTAGCTTTTGTTTTCAGAGTAAATCATGAAATGCGATAATCACCGATGAGCCAATGACTTTGTTTTTTACAAATTAACCTAAATAACTACTGTAACGGGATGCACAAAATAATGTTGTTTTTTTATCCCCCGAGCAGGAGTCGAACCTGCGGGCCGGGCGGGGGGCTGGGCTGGAGTGTTACTTCATACTAGTTTGAGACTTGCCGGACACCGCTCCATTATCAAGCGTGAAGGTGCAATTTGCGCCGAGGTCACCTTTGACGCCGCTGGTGTACATCAACATCTTGGTTGTCTTACCGTCAATAAGGTTTTCGGAGTAGCCATTAGGATTACCGAGTTCCTTAATGAGGTCAGCTTCGCTCTTGCCATTCGCGATACCTTCAAACTTGGCGAGCGTAATCTTGCTTGAGCGGGATACCTTAAGGTCAGAAATAGCTTTGTCGACTGCCTTACCATCACTGAACATTACGGATAGGTTGGCACCGAGACTGCCGTCCACATTGTCCCAAACGTACATGTCAGTCTTCACGCCTTCGAGGGTATTGCTGCTTGTGTCAGACGCTTTACCGAATTTCTTTGTGAGTTCGTCTACCGTGCTACCGCCTTCGGCCTTCTTCATAAGGTCGCCAAGCTTGATTGCATTGTAATCCGCAAGACGAATTTTGCCATCATCTGTTTTGGTGGAGCTGCTGGACGAAACCGTCTTACTACTTGATGTTTTATCGGAACTGCTGTCCTTGTCGCCGTTACCACCCATACCGGCGATGGCAACTATCACTACTACAACAATCAAAATCCAAAACCAGACGCGCTTGTAAAAGGGTTTCTTCACCTTATATGTTTTGCCGTCTGCCCCAGTAATCTTCTTACTCATAACTCTAATTCCTCCCCAAGCTTTTAACGTCGTTCCGTTCTGGACGTATGCTTATGCCTTGTAGTAGTCTGCGACTGCTGACTCGCAGTAGTCTCTCATGTCCGCAGGTATAGCAAAAGCCGCCATGAATCTACCTAAGTTAGCAGCATCAGGTGGCAGCTCCTCAAAGTACATGCTGACGAGCAGGTTAACCGCCCAACGGTTTGCTTCTGCCTCCATACCCGTCTTAGCTGTGCCGTGGAAATATAGCACGCCGCTGTGCTCTAGCATCACGTGAGCTACTTCGTGCGCCGCGTGGTAAGGCAACTGTTCGGGCAGGTAGTAATTTGTGTTAATCACAATCATACGTGTTTCCGGGTCGGATGCACTCGGCGTGTTTTCGTCGAAGTCTCCACATAGGTTCCAGCCTATACGGTGCTCCATGGCCCAGTTGATTACTCTAGACAAATACTCGCGATTTTCACGCGGAGGCACCTGCCTTTTTTCCTTTGTCATTTGCGACCACCTCTTAAAAGACGAAGCATCAGCTCGCGATCATCTTCTGGTATAGGCTTACCCTCGAAAGTGAGTACCGTCTGTTTATCGTCCAAGGCCGCCTGTTTTTGTAAGGTGGCCTTAGTGCGCGGCTCATCTGTCACACCTAAAATGTAGTCGGTAGACACGTCGAAGAGGTTTGCCATTTTTTTGAGGTCTTCTGCGCTTATGTTGCGGCGATCGTTTTCCCAGCTAGTAATGGTACTTTGGCTAACGTTCATTTTGTCTGCAAATACTGGCTGTGTAAGCGAGTGCTTTTTACGCAGGTCTGCAATTCTTTCACCGGTTGTCATAAGTAGCACCTCCAAGGTTGAGTATATTATTACTTTAGGTAATATCAATATTTATTTGCATAAATGTACGCAAAGCACTTGCAAACTACTCTAAGTAGTATTACTATTAGTACATAAGGAAGGGGGCATCAAGATGAGCCTACGCGAGATGCGAACTCAAAATGGTGTCACGCAAGAACAGTTAGCTGACAAGGCTAATGTCTCGCAAAGCATGATTCAGGCAATAGAAACAGGGCGCCGTAAGGGTTCCGTGTCTACGCTGATCAGTATCGCGGGGGCATTAAATGTGTCAGTGGACGAGCTTTTGCGCGCCATGGATAACACGGAGAGTACAGAATTGGAGGAAGCACGATGACAACACTAACCACCCCAGCACGTCTGGGTATGCTCTACCGCATGAACGACGCGGTAGAGGGCATGGCACTAGAGGAGATGCGCCTGAATCGGACATACTACTTCACCTACACACCGGCTGAGGAGATGCTGGAGGATGCCAGATTACGCAAGCAGGCCATTCTCGCCCGGATGACGTATGCCGATGCCATTGAAGCTAACGCGGCAATCGAATATGGAGGTGATTCTGATGAAGCACACTCGCAAGGAAATGATTGACTACCTTGCACAGGCACGTGAAGGCATTGACCCGCAGCACTGGGAGATGTACGACGATGCGATGCTCGCCAAGCTAGTCACACTGACGATGAGCGCCGAAAGCAAAAAGCTCGACGACGCTCTTGCCACGATGTAAGTATCCGTCAAATCCGGGTATAGGTGCCACACCGCAGCTAAACAAGTGAGGGAGGTGATGACATGAGCATAAACATTTTTGATGAGTATGAAGCGGCCAAGCAACGCGGCAAGTGGACAGACGCGATTATCGCAAGCCGTATACACGTCACGCAGGGTGCAATCACTAACTGGAAGGCGCGTGGGTCAATTCCAAGCAACCAGTTAATCAGCATTGCCGCTTTGATGCATGACTACGATTTTTCCGCAGCATGTTCTGAGTTTACTTACGGCGTGCGGGTGCACAGCGAAGCGCGCGTACAAGACACACCGTATGCAAAGTTCTTTCAGCAGCGTAAAGAAGAGCACGACCGTAAGCAACTAGACGATGCGTTCACGATTCTGCTTGGCAAGTTGCCGATAGATCGCACCGAAGCAGATTGCAACCAAGTCAAACATTACTGCCGCGAGTTCCTTGAAGAAATCGAATCTGAAAACAGCTACGTCGCCGCGGTCATGCGTGACTGGAATTTGACCATTGAGGAGGTGAAATGACATGGGATTAGTTGTGAAAATGCCGATTGACTCCGACAAAAGCTTCGCTGGTATCGTCGCACAACAGCTTGCGAAGCTGGTGCTGCCGTCGATTCAAAAAATGATTGAGGCTGCTGTAAGAAGCTTCATGCCGAGTGAGGGTATGACCCAGCGTGAGTTGTGTAAACGCCTCGGCTACAAGACTAACGTCGCAAACCCTGATTTCCAGCGCATGGCCTTCGAGGTGCTACCTCATTACGGGTACGGCAAGAGCGTTCGCTGGGACAGACAGGCCGTTGACAAGGTTTTAGCAAACTACACCGAGTAGGAGACACGAAATGAAGACATTTTGGATTGTGTATTTCGCACTAGCAATTCCGCTAGGCATTTATGTATGGCACCACGTGAAGTACCACGCTGGTGCATGGCTTACAAAGAAACTTGGTCTTGATGAAGAAGACATTGAATGGAGTGATTTTAAATGATGACTTTACCTTACGCCACAAAAAAAGCTCACCAAGGAGTGGAGTCCTTAGTGAGCCAGCCAAAACGCGGAAACATTCGTGATTTTGACAAAATATCAGTACCTAAATTTTACCGCACACCGGACGGATTTTCAATCTTGCTGGACGGTCGGGATGCACTGATGACTGCACTGGCTGCTACTGATCTAATGGACGAGCTGGCGGCCGCGGTTAACGCGCCAGACTCTGAGTTACGTGAGCGAATTGAGCGCATGAGTCGCAAGTACGGTTGGGCATTTGACAACACCGACAAGCTCGAAATTGGAGCTGGTTACCCGGAGGTGGAATGGGATGAGTGATGACACAGAGATTTTAGAAGCAGCACTACCTGCGCTGTATCCTGAACAACTTGAAGACACACAAGTTGAGTTTGAGCCCGGCAAAATCGGTCTGGAGAATGCAGACGACCTGCAGGAGCTTGCTACGAAGTTCGCAGCTCGTTACTCCGGTCTAGTGGTCACCGAGACCACCGAAAAAAGCTCACGGGCAACATCTAAGGAATTGTACGGTGTCATTAAGTCACTGGACGCCAAACGCAAAGAGATGAAGGCTCTGTACCTGCAACCGCTGACCAAGTTTGAAGCGCAGGTTAAAAGCATCACCGAGCCGCTCACCGAGGCACGTAGCGGCATCAAAGACGGTCTCGAAAAGCTGGCAGCCAAACGGTTAGCCGAGCGTCAGCAAATGATTCAGACGCTGGTGCAGGCTGCTGCTGAACGTCACGGCCTCGATGCTGGTGAAATCACGATTGACCCACGCTGGTCTAACGTAAGTTTTGGCGAAATGAAGCGCATGCGTGCGATTGAGCAAGCTGCTGCCGATGCCGAGCAAGGCAAGCGATTCCACGAGGAGCAGAATCAGAAAGTAATCGCATTTGCTGAAAAGCTACACCTTGAAGCAAGCGGGTGGCTACACACCTTAGACTTGTACGGCTACGACACTGATCGCGTTTTTAGTGAGATGCAGCAAGCAGCGGAAGAAAAAGAGCAGCAGGCACGCGCCGCACTCGTAGACAAAGACACCGGCGAAATAGTCAATGTCACACGCACACTGACACTCACCGGCGCCCCAGATGACGTTGAACAGGCCATTCAGGCAGCTAAGGCAGTGCTAAGCGGCTACTTCGTCACGGTAAAGGAGGAAGCACGATGAAATTCAGTGAAAACCCAGCAAAACTATTCGAGGCGTTCACCAAGGTACGTGAGGCCATTGAGCAACCGGCCAAGGCGGGTAAGGCTAATTATGGGACGTTCGTCACGCTTGACGACATGGAACGGGCAATCACCAATGCCGAGAAAGGCAGCGGTGTTGCCCACCTGCAAGAAGTTACCAGCGATGACCGGCTAGTAAAGGTGACAACCTACATCATTCACAGTTCGGGGGCGTACATGCAGTTTGACCCATTCGCGGTGCCTGCTGCTAAGACGGATGCACAAGCCTTTGGCAGCGCCGAAACCTATGCGCGCCGCTACTCACTGGCAGCAGCATACGGCATTGTCAGTGAGGAAGACGACGACGGTAACAGCGCCACGGCGGGAATGGGTAACCGCAGCGCTAACCAACGCACCACAGCACCGAGTAACCGTCAGAATCGCAGTCAGCGGCCGCGGAACCAACAGTACGCACAACCAGCACCCGCCGCCCAGCCTGCACCTGCTGGCCCAAGTCCACGCGACCGTGTAGTGCAGTCGGTCAAGGCCGCAGCAGATCGCACCGGTGACCAAATGGCGACAGTCGCACAGCTAGTCTTCGCCAAGACGGGTAAGACTTACTCGCCTGCAATCTTAGATCAGCTCACGCAGGACGATGCTACAGCAATCGTTGCCGAGGCAAATAAGTTGCAGGCGGTGGCACAGTAATGAGAGGGGGCTTAACCGATGGCTAGGCCTACCAAAGAGGGACTAGACTACTTTCCATTTGACGTGGATTTCGACACCAACGAGAAAACGGAAGCCATTATGGGAGAGTTCGGAGCGAAAGGAACGTTGATATTCATATATCTGCTGTCGGCGATATACCGAAAAGGGTATTTCTTACAGTGGACAGAGCTTGCTAAAAACCAGCTTGCAAATCGCGTTGATGGCGCGACCGGAGAGCTAGTCCAGCAAGTGGTAGACCGCTTGGTTGCCTATGGAACCTTTGACAAGGGACTGTTCAACTCGGCTGAGGTTCTATCGTCCCAACGTATCCAACAGACGTATCTGGACGCCACAAAGAGGCGAAAATCACAGAAACCCACACTGTACTGGATAAATGTAGACAATAACCCCACTTCAACGGGAGTTAATGTATACATTAATGCACAAAGTAAAGTAAAGGAAAGTAAAGTAAATAAAAATAAAGATAGTCAGACAGACGCGCACGGTGTATCTCGCCAACAGTCTATTCAGGCATGGGAAAATCTCTGGGGCTTCCCCAACGCGATTGCTCTGCAAGACCTAACAGAGTGGTGCGGTGAGTTTGGTGATGACCTTGTTACCTACGTCATCAACTACGCCGCACGCCGCAACGTTCAGGCCAAGGCTGCTAACAACTACCTTGATCGCGTGCTCACTGGGTACCGTTCCGCAGGCATCACGACCGTAGAGCAGGCAAAAGCCGAGGCAGAGCAACACCGCCAACGTATGGAAACTGCTGCTAGTCAGCGCAAGGCCAATCAGCGGCCACACTACGGCAAGCAGCCCGTTGTAGAGGACAAGCCGTCATGGGAGCAGCCAGACCACACTGCGCCAAGCAAGCGGCTAACACCTGCTGAGCAAGCGGCTCTAGATGCCAAGCTTGCCAGCTTACGCAAGCCAAAAGACGACCAGCAAGACACTGCACAGCCAGACCAAGCTACCGACATCTTTGCTGGCCTCGGGCGAGCGGATGCTTTCGACGGTATGCACCTTGGTTAGCATCGTCGTGCTGGGGGAGCCAGTAGGGCAAGGGCGACCCAAGTTTACGACTCGTGGCCGCTTTGTACATGCCTACGACCCGCCCAAATCACGATTGTATAAGGCAAAAGTGGCACGTGCTGCCCGACGAGTGTGCAAAGCACCGTACACAAAGCCGGTCAAGGTGACATTAGACATCTACCGGCCTATCCAGAAATCAGGGAGTAAAGCCTTGCGTGCCGCCAAAGCCGCGGGCGATGTTTTACCGGTTGTTAAACCTGATATCGACAATGTTTTTAAAGCCGTCACCGATGCTGTCAAAGGCATTGCGTGGGTTGACGATAACCAAATTTGTGTCGCTGTCATCAGTAAAAGGTACAGTGACACGCCAAGAATCGAAATGAAAATTGAGGAGATCAAAACAAATGAACACTGAACAAAGCACAATAAATGGCACACCAAAGCCGGGTAGCAAGTCCACCGAAATCAACCTCCGTTTGGTTGATATCCACGAATCACTGCTCTGGTTGCTCGAGAACATTAAGGCTGAAGAACACCAGATTCCGAAGGGCGACATTCGTGCCATGGTGGCTGTAGAGATGCACAAACATGCTATTCACGACTTTTTGAAAATGACGGCGGGGGCAATGGTTGAATACAACGCCTTAGAAGAGGCCGTGTCAAGCACGGTGTACCTCAACGATGATGACCGGCCACAGTACATGGAAAAAGAGCAGGAGAATGTCTAATGCAGCAAGCACAGGCGGAAAAGGTTACTTGGGGGCGCATTGTCATTGTTAAGCAGGGGAATCATAAAGGTGAAATTTTCGAGGTGCGCCGCGTTGATTACGGCTTGGCTAGGCTTAGGCCTTGGCCTGACGGCGGACAGATTATCCTCGTCAACGAAAAATGGCTGGAGGTGCTCGCCCGTGCCTAAGAAAGAGGAGCCATTACAGCCCGGTGACACCGCTGCCTACGATGACGGCGAGCTTCGGTTCAGCGGCGTAGTCGCGATGAACATCGGTGGCAGCGTCCACATTTGCAGCGGAAACAAATTCTACGCGCTGAAAGAGGACGACCCGCATTTGTCGCTCGTCATGCGTGCTCACGAAAGTTTGGAGGTATAGATCATGCTCAACACATTTCAGGCCGTTGGCCGACTCACCCGCGACCCAGAATATCGGCAGATGCAAAACGGCGGCGGTACTTGCCGCGCCACATTAGCGGTAGACCGCAATTACAGAGACCGCGACGGCAACACGCCGACGGATTTTATCGAATTGGAAGCGTGGGATAACGGCAACCGCACCACGGCAAGCAACTTCGCAAACTGGCTCCGCAAGGGCTACTTGGTTGCTGTCACCGGCCGCATTGAGACGGGTACTTACGAAAATCAGCAAGGCCAGAAGGTTCACACCACGCGCGTCAACGTTGCCAGTTTTGACAACCTGACACCGCGCAACCAAAACCAAGGTGGTTACCAGCAGCCGCAACAGGCAGCACAACCACAACAGCCGAATAATTACGCCCAGCCGCAGCAGAGCGCACCACAGGCGGCGACACGGCCACAGCAGGCGCCCGTTGACCCATTCGCAAGTGCTGCGCCCGACCCGTTTGCAAACAACGGTAAGCAAATCGACATTGATGATTCGGACCTTCCATTCTGATTTTTTAGGAGGACGCCATGATTTGGAAAGATGTTTCAGATTATGAAGGTATTTACCAAGTTTCAGACTCTGGTCTGGTAAGAACTGTTCCAGGAAAAATTACTACACGTCGGATGAATGGCAAAACACAGCTTCGACACTGGTCGGGCCGAGAATTAAAGCAAAAGACTGACAAAGGTGGTTACAAGCGAGTCACACTTTGGAAGAACAAGCGTGGCAAAGATTTCTTGGTTCATCGACTTGTGTGTGAGGCGTTTTGCCAAAACTATAGTTTGAAGCCAGAAGTGAACCATATTGACGGGAACCCGAGTAACAACTATGCCAGCAATCTTGAATGGGTTACCTATGCAGAAAACTTGCAGCACGCTTACAGACATGGGCTGAATCAATCTCCAATCAAAGTGGTTTTGTATAATCCCAATTCAGGAATGTTCCGCCGTTTTTCTAGCCAAACTGAGGCAAGCAAATTTTTAGGCAAGAATCGGGGATTTGTGTCAGCAATCACAAAGAATGGTCAACAATCAGCACTCGGATACGAAATATTCGTATCGCCATCAAATTAGGAGGAAATGCTTATGCCAATCACACACAAACAATTTGACACCATTGGCCCCGGAGACATCATTCAGGCGCACATTCTGCAGAGCACATTTGAAGGCTTGGACGGCGTGCATCGCTGGAAAGTGGTCAAGATGTACACCAATTCGGCCATGTGCCGTGTTGATGATGTCAGCCACGGTCTAGAGGCGGAACTGAACAAGCTATACACAGTCAGCTGGCGCGCAATCGACAAAGTTGTCATCCGTGTTCCGCACTCCCCTAAGGAGGACAAGCCACTCGAGGGCATTGATCGCACACGCGCTCATGCGATGGCTGCCACCAAGGCGCGAGCAAGCAACCGCGTCATCGCCGTGCGCAACGACAAAGACGCTGGCATGACAAATGAGCAACTCGCCGAAAAGTACCATTTGACCCAGCACACATTGCGCAGCTACCTAGCCAAGTGCGGCCACACCAAGGAGGAGGTGCCGCGTCAGCAGGCGGAAGACGTCAACTGGGCTATGCGCCTGCTCCGCGAGGGCAAGAATCAGTCAGAGGCAGCCAAGACCGTTGGCATCGGTGTAAGTACACTAGCACGCTACCTAGCAGCCGCACGAACTACCACAGTGGACGGTTCACTGCCAGACAAGGTAGACGCATTGCCTACGCCATCGCGTGTATACAAGGAGCAACGCAAAGAGCGCGAGAAGACTCTGTCAATCGCGAAGGCGGTGCTAGCAAATGGCTGAACTGACACCGCAGGAAACAAAACACCGGTGGGCACAGGACAACTGTCCGTACTGCCACGGAAAGAGAAAGCTATTTGACAATCGTAACTGGGGCAGTACTGATGTTGTGATCATCGATGACAATCTCGTGCTACCTCGAAATGACGAGGGCGTTTATACAGAAATTAACATTGATTATTGCCCTATGTGTGGGAGAAAACTATGAAAGAAAGTAAGCAAGACGTGTTTGAAGCTGTGATGTGCGACTACGATGAAGTGCTTGGATGTGCCGTAGACCACGGCTACTACGGTGACGCTCTGACCGCCGGAGAATACCGTGCCCGTTACGCCGCCGCTGGCAAGGTAGCAGTACCACGAGAAGTGGGAAAGTATATCGACTGGTGCAAAGCACACGATATGTCTTTGCAAGAGGCTATCTATCCGGATGCATATCACACTACCGAAGAGATTGATAAATTGCTCACTGACTGGATTGCTGAAAAATCCGACCAGTTCGCCGAGGCGTGGAATCACCGCTGGGTGGCAAAGGAGGACGAAAAATGAGCACTTACAGCGTGTACAGCGATTCTGACGGATTAATCGCCAGCGGCCTTTCGTATTCAGAGGCTCGTGCTATCTACAACCGAGAATGCGAAGCAGCCAAGTATGGCTTTGTGGACGAAATAAATGATGGCATTACCGAGCCGGAGCAATACCGCTTTGAAGATGCAGATGATGACATCGAATGCTGGGAATTGCCGAATGCCTATGTCGTTGAGCTGGCCGAGGCCCCGGCGAAGGTCGTGGTGAACGAAAAGGAAGCAAGCCTGTTGGAGAAGATGGCTGATGGCACCAACTTTAATGGTGAACGCGGTTTTGAGCCAGGACTTGTCATCACCAACTTCGTGCTTAACAATCCTGTGCATGGTGAATCACACTTCGAGACCGAAGACCGCCTCATGCGTGCCTACGTCAACGGATGGACGGTCGAGAAGCCGAAGCGGTGGATTATGAAGGTGCCGCATACGGACGACAGCTACTTCTACAAGATTGATGATGAGTATTGCAATGCTGGCGATTCTTACCACCTTGAAGGCATGACTGACAAAAAATGGTTCACTATCGCCGAAATCGAGCACTACGGCTTACAGGATTACGAGAAAGTGGAGGTGCACGATGACTAAGTGGATACAGGCATACATGGTCGAGGAGCTTAACCCGCATGACGATTGTGCGGGGACTGGCCGCG